AACTATTGATACTTTTTTAGATGCAAGATTTGACGATCAGGCAAACTTTGACTTTACCCCACCACATCATTCATCGGCTTTAAAATTTGTATGCAAGCGAAGAAGTAGAACAGCAGTTCTAAGCAATAGAGTAATTATGAATTTAACATTTGAACAAGTTGCAGAACCCTAATGGCAATACCAGTATCTGAATTACAAAAATTAAATCCTAGTTCAAGAATAGAATTGTTTGTATTGGAACTTGTAGAGGGCTTGCACTATGCGTCAGGAAACCCATCAAGTGTTCCTACAACATTCAGATTTCATGCTGGCTCAAGTATGAACTCAAACGCAGAAATAGTTTGGCAAGGCAATTCTTATCAAAGAGTTCCTATTACGTTTGAAGGTGCTGAATTTTCTGGTAGAGGACAAATCCCAAGACCAACTTTAACGATTGCTAATTTAGGAGGTATTACAAGAAGTGGGTCAGTAATAACAATGACTGATTTGTTGATAATTGTAAATCTAACGACACCTCATAATGACTTGACAGATGCAAAACTTACACGCATAACAACACTTGCAAGTGAACTTGATGCGGCAAATTTTCCTAGTAGTAGCAACCCTTTTGGAACACCATCATCAAATGAACTTCCGCAAGAAATATTTTTTATTGATAGAAAAACAACTGAAACAAGACAGCTAGTACAGTTTGAACTTGTTGGTGAATTAGATCAAGCAAACAAAAAGTTACCAGCAAGACAAGTTACCAGAAATGAATTTGCTGGCGTTGGTACATTTATTAACGGATAATGAAATATTTTTGGAAACAAGATGCAATAGAACACGCAAAGCAATGTGAACCAGAGGAGTCATGCGGAATTGTTGGTATAAAAAATAATGAAGAAAAATATTATCCCTGTAAAAATATATCAAACGAATTTAAAGCAGAATCTTTTGTTATTGACCCTTTAGATTGGGCTATGGTAGAGGATAGTGTTGATGAAATTATTGGTATAGTACATAGTCACCCACAAGACATATTAGAGTTTTCTGAATCAGATAAATATAGCTGTAAGGCAATTGATTTAACTTTTTATCTCGTTTCGCCAAAATCAGATAAAATATCAATAATACAACCTGACGAAATAGATGCTTAAAAAAATTAAGGTTTATGGCACTTTAAGAAAATTTCTAGGTCAGGCAGAGTTTGAAGTTGATTTGAATACACCTAGAGAAGCAATAAGTTTTTTAGTTTGTAATTTTAAGGGTATTGAGAAGCACATGGCAGATCAGTTTTATACGATTCAAGTCGGTGCAAGAGTAATAACTGAAGATTTATTAAATTTTAGATCACAAGATGATATAAAAATTATTCCTGTCGTTCATGGCAATTTCTTACCGCTTTTACTTGGTGCTGGCTCATTGTTAGGTGCTGCAAAAATTGGTGCTTTAGGGACGTTTTTGGGTCAAAAATTGTTAGTGGGTGCTTTACAAGCCATTGGAACAAGTATGCTTATAGATGGAGTCACAACTATGCTGACACCACAGCAAAGTACCTCTTCAGCAGTTTCTGGACAGGATAGTTTAGACCCAGCAGCTTTGGCTTCTAATTACTCTTTCACAGGGCTGACGAATATTAGTAATGCTGGTGTTCCAGTGAATTTAGTATATGGAGAAATCTTAGTTGGCTCTATTGTGGTTTCTAATGGTGTTGATACAGTTCAAGTAGAGGGGAATAATTAATGGCTATTCAAGAATTTGATCAGAATACAGTATTTAATAATCCTGATCTACCTAGTGGTGCATTATCTTCCAAGCAGTTTAATACAGTCGTGGAGATCGTGGGAGAGGGGGAACTGGAGGGGTCAGCAACAGCATCAAAGGCTGGCATAACAGATAAGACCTCAACTGCATATTTTAATGCTTTCAAGAAGGATATATTCTTAAATGGCACTCAAGTTTTACAGGAGGCTGCAAGTAATACTGCGCCCGAAGATAGTGACTTTAACTTTAAAGATGTAGGTTTTGATTTCAGACTTGGCACATCTAGTCAGACATTTATTGATGGCATATCAAACATTGAAACAGAAACTGTAATTGGTACAACTGTCACAACTTCAACCCCTGTCACTCACACAGTAAGTTCAAGTGATATTAATGCAGTTCGAGTGACTTTAAGATTTCCCTCTATGCAAAAGTTTGAAGATGATGGCGATATAAATGGTGTAGAGGTAAATTTATTAATTAAAACTATTGAAAATGATGGAACAACTACAACTGTAATTAACGATACTGTAAAAGGCAGATCAACAAACGCATATTTCAGAGATTACATTGTAAAACTTAAATCGACAACTTCTTTTCCTGTTGCAATAAGAGTTGAAAGAGTAACAGCAGACAGTTCAGATGCAACTTTAGTTAATGCCTTTCAATTTCAACAGGCTACAAATATTATTTTTGAACAGAACGCATATGCAAATACGGCTCATGTTGCATTAAGGTTCAATGCTGAACAGTTTCCAAGAGTCCCTAAGAGGGTGTTCCGCATCAGGGGACGCAAAATAAAAATACCTCATAACGGAACTGTAGACTTGCAAACTGGTGCGATTTCTTATGCTGGTACTTTTAACGGAACTTTCAAAACAGATAAAGAGTGGACAACAGATCCAGCATGGATTTTATACGATTTGCTTACAGATACAAGGGCGGGATGTGGTATTGCAGAATCTAATCTTGATAAGTTTAGTTTCAAGACAGTAAGTGAATACTGTGGCACATCTGTTGACGCTGGTAATGGTGATGGGTCAACAGAACCAAGATTTAGTTGCAATGTAAATATCACACAACAACAGGAAGCTTATGGTCTAATAAATGCTCTTTGTTCTGTAATGCGTGTTATGCCATTTTATTCTGCCGGCACAATTTCAATATCACAAGATGCTCCAAAAGATCCAAGTTATATCTTTACAAATGCAAATGTTACTGAAGAAGGGTTTTTGTATGCTGGTTCAAGTTTAAAAACAAGACACACAGTAATAAATGTCAGTTATTTTGATATGACAACCCAAGAAGTTGATGTTGAAACTGTTGAAGCTGATTCTGCAACTCAAACTAAATATGGTGTTGTTGTTAAAAATATTAAAGCTTTTGCCACAACTAGCCGAAATCAGGCAAGAAGATTAGGAAGATGGTTTTTATATAATGAGCAAAATTCTGGTGAAACTTGTTCTTTTACAACAACTGCGGCTGCTGGTGCGCTTGTGCGTTGTGGTGATGTAATAGAAATATCTGATAGATTAAAAGCTGGTGTAAGGCGAGGTGGACTTCTTAAAAGCGTTACAAGTACAACTGTTGTTGTATTAGATGATTCAACAAATACAGATATACCAGCGATTACAGATAATCCAACAATTTCTATTATTTTACCAGATGGCTCTTTAGAAGAAAAAACAATAAGTAGTATTTCTGGAGCGACAATTACTGTATCATCTGCCTTTAGTGCCGCACCAAATCAACACGCACCATATATTCTTGAAACCTCAAATTTACAAAGTTCAACTTGGAGAGTTGTAAGCGTTAAAGAAAATGAAGATAAAACTTTTGCAATTACAGCTTTATCACATGATTCTGGTAAATATGCTTTTGTTGAAGATGGTTCTGCATTGCCAACAAGAACTATAAATACTCTTACAACAGTTTTGAATCCACCAGAAGGATTAAGAGTGGATGAAAAAATTGTAACTATTAACAATAAGGCAGTATCAAAATTAATTCTTGATTGGCAGACGCAGTCGGGTGCTAGTAAATATGAAGTTCAATATAGATTTGCTAATGGTGATTTCAAAAAAATAGAAACATTATCAAGTGATGCTGAGATATTAAATTCAGATGCTGGTGAATATGAAATAAGGGTTTTTAGTTTCAATGCAATAAATCAGCCATCAAGACAGCCTGCAACATTGACATTCAACGCTGTTGGTAAGACAGCACCACCACCAGACATAACAAATCTTACATATGAGCCTATATCTGATAAAGAAATAAGACTCAGATGGGACGCTGTAGACGCTGCGGACGTTAGAGCGGGCGGACGTATTCATGTGCGCCATTCTCCAAAAACAGACGGCAGCGGCACTTTTCAAGATGCAACAGATTTGGTGTTCGCTTTGAGTGGGGCATCAACAGAAAAAGTGGTTCCGCTTTTGGAAGGTGAGTATATTCTAAAAACACAAGACGATGGCGATAGATTTAGTACAGGAGAGACATCACTTGTAATCGATTTACCAGAAGCACAACCTAAATTATTAGTTCAGGCTAGAAGAGAAGATCAGGACAGCCCTAAGTTTCAAGGATCAAAAACAAATGTTGGATTTGATTCTGGTACAAATTCAATTAGTTTAGCTGGTACCGGTAATTTTGATGACAGCACAGATATAGATTCTGAAACTTCGATTGATGATATTGGTGGTGTGTCAGCAACAGGCACATATTTATTTAATGAAACTTTGGATTTAGGTGCTGTATTTAGTCTTGATCTTAGAAAACTAATCCAAACTGATTCTGTTTATTCTTCAGATTTGATTGATTCAGTAACAGATATTGATGCAAGACAGGATTTTGATGGTACAGCT